AAATATTTCTATTCATGGAAAAGTAGGAATAAATCAAGATTTACATGAAATTAAAGGATTATTGGATATTGATAATTTATCAAATGAAAACATTTTAACTATTATTGATAAAATATCTGATTTAAGTAATACTTCGTATAATGTTGTGAATGAAATTAAAGATAGCATATTAAATAATGGTACATTTAATATTTCTCCAGATTATACAAATGAAGTTGTAGTTTTTAAGATTCCTATTTCAAATAAAATACAAACAAGTAACATTTCTTTTTTGCATAAGCCAACCAATATTTTGAAAACAAATAAGTTTTCAAATGATTCTTTTTCAAAGATACAATTAATTATTAATGAAATTAATAGAATGAGCGTTGAAATAGATAATTACAATACTCAAGAAGGACACAAACTAGTAATGTCTTTTGTAGAATTATTAAATGACAATGAATATTATTATGTTTGTTCTTTAAAAGCTATTTTTAAAGGTTCAGATGTATATTTTGTGATGAGCTTTACGTTAGTCCAGAATATAATGGTAGATAATAGCTATTCAAAAACTTTTACAAAATTAATAAATAAACTTAGTAGCTTAAATAGAATAGTAAATTATAGTATATTAGTTATCAATTTACCAAGTATATATAATAAATTAATAGAAGGAGATAGTATAAATAGTTTTACAAAATATATACAAGATGGTGAATTTAATAACAGATTTGGATTAGAACAACCATCATTTATTTGGTGTAACCAACATTTTTCAGGAAATATACTAGATTATAATAACAGTGGTAAATATTTATTTGCCGAAGATTACACGGAATATAATTTAAAAAAATTTAAAGATGTATTTATACCAAATACAAATAGAACAATTGCCGATATTGAATTTCAATCATTATCATATTATCAAAATAATTATGGATTATTTAAAACTTCGCAAAATTTTATTGTTCATTATTTATTTAATAAAGGTGAAAAAGTATCATTCCTTAATAAAATAATGATAAAAGGAAATGAATATTTTGTTGGAGTAGGAATAAACTTATCTGATTATATCGATTTGAATATCATATCAACCGGTGACAATAAAATAACAGGAAATTTATATATTGAAGATGAAAATAAGTCAACTATTTTTGCGGTTGACACTGAATATAATAAAATAGTAAATATGTATAAAACAGGTTTTGGAACTGATTATCCAAAAACTATTATAGATGTTAATGATTCAGGAATAACTGATATAATTAATATTATTAAAGATATGGCTAGTCAAGAACATTCTTTAAATCTAAATATTGAATTTATAAAAAACATAGATACTATAACTGCTGTTAACATAGATAATTGTATAAATAGTCAATTTATCAATTTAGATGGCACAACAGGTTACAAACAAACTAAAGATGATTACTTTTATTGTTACCTTGCTCCCATTAATGATAATCCAAATGATTTTGAAAATATTTATGTATCGTTATATAGAAATTGGGATAATAAAAAAATTGTTAGTATAGATGATAAAAATAATAAATTAATTATAAATAATTTTATAGATATTGTATTAAATAATTTTAAACAAGAGTATAATTTTGTTAATTCTAGAACTATTTTTACTGGTGATTGGACATTTGGAAAAAAATTTAGAAGTCGCAGATTATTTAAAAATAAAACTGATAATAAAACTTATTTATTTGGAAATGGTATAAATATTGGTAATTATAATTTAAAAATTAATAATAATGGTAATATTTCTTCTTTTTTTAAAAATATTGATTATATGAATTTATATTTACAAAATTTTATAATTCGTTATAATAATATTGATATTACAAGTATTCCAAATTATAAATCTGTAAACGACTATTTTTCTATTATATCAAATACATTATCACCAAAGCAATTTACTTTAAAAAAAATAGTTGTTGATTTTACAAATTTTAAAAAAACAAAGGTTTATGATATAGATTTTTACACACAGGCTGTAAGCGGAAATGATTTAAATAAAACAATTTACGAAACACAAGATGTAAACGAACGCAATAGATATTTGTTAATGATTATTAATATTAAAAGTATTTATTCAAAAAATAATTCTAATCCACAATTATTTAAAAAAGACGATTATGGAATTATTGATTCAGAAGATAATTTTGTAGATTTTTTAAGCTTATTTTATTGTTCAGAAGTTAATGCTACTTCAGTAACACTTATTTCAATAGAATTACAAATAAATAGTATTATTAACCCTTCAGTAGATATTAGAGGTGACCTAAGAGTCAAAGGAGATACTTATTTTCATAATAATAATACAAATACAGATTTTGTATCTATTGATACAAATGATTCTTTTTTTGGTATTGGAACAAACGAGCGTTATGTAAATTATAATTTTAATGCTATTACAACAACAAATAATGATTTATCAAAACAAAAATTTATAGTAAGCGGTAATAAATATCCAGTAGCAGTTATTGAAAGATCAGCTGAAATAAAACCAGAAAGAGACCCTATTACAAATGAAATAATACATTATCCATATGAAGCTTTAGGTTATTTTGTAAACAGAGTTGGTCTATTAGGTAGAAGAAAAAGCAACTATTATAGTATTAAAGAAATGAATGAATATTCAAAAAAATATACTGATGTAGCATTATTAGGTCCTCATAAAGGCCAACCATTAAAATATAGATATGGAATTGATTATGGTTTTGAAATCCAAGATTCATCTAATATCACAAGCCAACTTGGTAGTATACATATGGTAATTGATGATGTAGACCAAGTAAATAACATAATTTTACCAGGGTTTGGTATAGAAATAGCCGATACTTTGCCTGATGGTAATCAAAACGGACGAGAAGTATTGTATATAAATAACGATGGTGTTATGAATGTAGATAAAATAAAATTAGGTATGGATGCGAATGAATCTAATAATGTATTATTATCCGGAACAAATAATGATTTACTAATTAATAATGTATCTCTTACTAATATAATTAATAATCAAATTCAAAGTATGTTTTCTATAGATGCGAATGGAAAACTAAATATTATGTATAATGGAAACACATATGTGTGTGAAAAAAAAATATAATAATAAATAATATTAAATAATTATATATTAATTACAAAATTATAATATATAATTACTGATTAATTGTATATGGTGATACAACATTCCAATTTTAGCAGCGTGTTTCAAGATGGTGATATGTAAGATTATGTAGAAGAACAAGGAACGTATCCATTTGGATTATGAGTATAATTGCTGTATTGTCCTAAGGTTGTATAACAAGGAAAGCATTTGGGTGATTCTATGAGAGGCGAATTAAAACAAACCTGGATGCTAGTGATGCCTTCACCTATGTCTATAGGGTATAATATATTAGGTTGCGCTTGGTTATATATAATAAATTCAGGGTCCTCAACGAGTTTTACTATAACTTTAAGAGACGTTAAATTGTTAAAGGTTATTGTCCCGTTAGCGGTAAATGTAACAATCACATTGAACTGGCTGCTGCTTGATATCGCATAACCACCAGTGGCTACATAATCTTTTCTTGTAGTACTACTGCCGTTACAAACTGTTGCTAGACGATTTTTAGCACGTCGATTTGAGATACTAGATGCGCCTATTCCACCTGCTCCAGGCTTATACTTATTATACAAATAAGTGGCACTATTACACGTAATATTACCTCCAGGTGTCATTTTGGTGCTGCGTCTACCGCCTACACCAGTATTTTTCTTATATAAAAAACCAGGAAATCCAGTGGATCTTCCATACCAAAAACTTCCATTAGACATTTATAAATATATTATATTATAAAATAAAATAAAAAAATGTATCATAAAATTATTACAAACAACAAACAACAAATAAATTAATATATATCTCCGTTAACTCTGTAACTGTTACAGCGTATACAATTATTTTTCATTCCCAAATAATGTTTACCAAAACTACAAAAATTTGGCATTCTGAATTCTTTTGTCAACCAATAATCTTCTAGTACATCAAGTGAATTATTTTTATCATAGCTATAAACATATCTTTCAAACATTTCAGGATATCCTAAACTAGCTCTACACATTGGGCATCTTATAGTGCTAAATGGTTTTGTTTGCCATTTAGCATGAATAGTTTTAAATAAACACTCTCTATGAAAAGCGTGTCCACAGCCAGTTAAATATGCGTTTTTTTTGTGTTTTATTGGGTCTAAGCAAACAGGACATTCTTCGCCAAACTTAATATACGATTTAACCTTAAACCTACAAGGAACAGTTTGTTCACCTATAGTAAGTGGTAAAACGGGGTCTGATGATTCACAACAGCAATCATTAGCAAATAAATTAGGACAAGGTTTACATAATTTTATACAGTCATTATATTCTCTATTTTTATTTCTTTCATAAAGCCAAAATACATCTTCAGAAGTAGTCATTTTTAAAGTATATTTATTAGTATTGTCTAATAAATATAAATCAATTTTTTATATTAATATATTTATATTTCTTTCAATTGTTGTTGTTCTTCTAATAATTTTGCCTTCTTTGTAGCATAATTAAGTCTTCTTTTTTCATTACGGTGTTCTTTATTTGCTTGCTCCCAAGATTTTTTAATTTCTTTTGTTTTTTCCTTATTAGCTTCAACATATGCTTTTTTCTTTTCATATATTTCTGCTTTATGTTCTTGACGATATACACGCATTTGCTCTTTAATAACATCTTTATGGTCTTGTTTATATTGTTGTTGTTGTTTTTTAATTAGTTCAACGTGTTCTGCTTTATATTTATTAGTTATTTCTTGTTTATTTTTTTTTCTTTCTTCTTCAGTAATAAATGCCCTTAATGTATTAATATTAGCATTATGCTCTATAATAAGTTGTTGTTCTCTCATCCTAGCTTCTAATTTAGTCGAACATTTGAATTTTTCAATTTCAATCATTTCCCAAGCATCCCAACCGCCATTTTTATAAATTGTTTGATAAACAAGTTGATGATGTTTAATGTTATTAGTATCTGTAGCACATTTAATATGCTGTTCTTGTCTTTCATTGAAATTATGAGTATGTCCTACATAACAATAGATAGATTCTTTATTTTTAGGAATAATTTTATACATTGAATAAATTGTTCCTTTGTTAATTGTCGGTTCCGAGGATTCTTCATATTCTTCAGTCATCTTAATATATATTATTATATAAACTTTATTTAAGTTGTTTTAATAATATATATTTTTATTTTTGCTATACTTTTCTTAAAAGTATAATTTAAGATATTTTTTTAGTAGGAATATCACTAGAAACCAAATAAATAGAATTTTCGGTAATAATAATGTATTCTGCTCCGCTCTTATAAAACTTCGCAATCGAGGACGTATACTCTTCTTCCGAGCGAACTAGCAACTTCTCTCCATTCTCCTTAACGCCAATTAGAGCTTTCTTGTCAAGAGAGGCAGTCCAATAATCCAACATAATAGGCTTATCTTCAACCATACCAATTTTAGCGGCGTGTTTCAAAGTAACATCTGATGGCAATCTGTAAGATTCTTGAGCAGTTCCTTTTTGTTCTGTCATTATTATACTAATAAGAATTTATTTCTCTTTAAATACTTATTAATAATAAGTATTTTAATTTAAATACTAAAATATAATAAATAAAAATGAAATCTCATGGAAATCTAGAAAATAATTATTCTTTACACAATGTAGATAATTTTAACAAAACATTAGATATAAGTCTAAATGATGTAGTAAAAAAATATATAGAATTAGTTATAGAATATTTAAAATTTATTTATGAAAATATTAAAGTCCAAAATTTAACATATTCAAAATTTATAGTAATTAGAGGCCTAGAAACAATAACAAACGTATTTAGTATTATATTGTATTACACAAAAAATATAGATATAACGTATTTTCAGTGTCAAAAATCATTTTATTATTATATTGAATTTATAGGTCAAATAACTGAAGAACAACATACTTTTTTACAGTTAAATTCTCGGGACGCAATAACATATGTGTATAAAAAAACATTATTTGAAATAAACAATGATTTTAGAAAAAATATGTTACCTCCAACAAAAGAAAATATACAAAAATTTGATTTAATTAATAAGTATATTAAAATTTTTAAAATAATATTATTAAAAATAACTAATACAGAAACAAAAATAAATTCAAATTATATTGATAATTTTGAAATTTTTTGTATAAAATTAAATAATACAAAAATTGATTTAGATAATTTAAATATTTTTGAATCTTTAATTACTGTTTTAGATAATAAAATAAATAACATAGATAATTTTTTAAAAATTATTTTATTTATTACAAAAAAAATAAATAAAAAAATAGATTTAATAAAAAAAATAAAAGATAAAATTTACCTAGAAGACTTTGGATTATATATTGAAGATGATATTGAAAAATTTACAATTTGGTTAATAAATTAAATATGTTTTACATAGAGACTGTAATATTTTTTCTGCGAATTTTCTTCTTCTTATCTTTATCTTTGCTTTTAAATTGAAGGACATCTGGTTCTCCATTTAGCTTAATATTTTTTTGGCAAATTTGTTTATACTCATTATTAAGTATAATTTTAAGAAATTCATATATAATCATTAAAACACTTTCATCGCATCTTCCAACAATTAAAACACTTCCTGTTCTAAATATCATAAACGATACTTCTTTCATATTTTTATATTTTTTTTTATTTTCCTCAGAAATTTGACAACCTATTTGATTTTCTAAGTCAGGATTATAATAAAATTTACATTGGATTCCAGGATATGAACAAGGGTCATATATTGACTGAATGTTGTATTTAAATTTCAAGGTATCATACAAAATTTCTCTGTTGATAAAGAATCCACAATTAAAATTAGAATTGATTAGAACAGTTTCTTCGCTGCTAGTATTATACTCTAATTGCTCAGGTATATGCGGTTGTAATATCGTAATAACCAATTTTAACAAATTTTGAAATACAATCTCACTTTGAATTCCTGGTATTTCAATTTTTCCAGTGTTAAAAATTTTAACGTGAAACTCTTTATAAGACTGGTCAACTAATATTCTAACAATCATCACAAAACAGTTATAAAATGCGCTTTTCTTTTTACTTCTATAACTCATAATATCTTTT